ATCGAATATCGTGGTTCTGATTTCGGTGGCACTGTCTTTATGACTGCTAATGAGGCGCGTTTGGTTCCTGCTGGCACTATGGATGTTTTTGGTGTTTATGCAGCCCCGGCAAACACGATGGCCACTGTGAACACGATTGGTCAGGAATCTTATCTGTTCACCCATCGTGACCAGATTGATGGCTCCATCATCATTCGTTCGGAAATGAACCTGTTGGCAGTGGCTCGCAAGCCGCAAGCTGTGGTTCGTCTGTACAGTTCGACCTAATCAGTTGAATAGCTTTAGCCCCTTCGGGGGCTATTGTTCAAGTATATTTCAACAAGTGTATTTGAACAATAGTTGACAATGAAATACTTGTATGTTAATCTCCAATTTTTGGAGGTGATTTATGAGCATAGTGGGAAACAAGTATAACAGGTTGACCGTTGTGGCGGAACTAGATCAACGCCATAAAGGAAATCTCAAGCGGTGTGTCTGTATTTGTGAATGTGGTAACTTCTGTTCCGCTCAAGACTGGATGGTGAGGATTGGTCGTACCAAATCGTGTGGGTGTCTGGTTAAAGAAGCTAAACAGAATGTTACACACGGCCTGAGAAAGCATCCACTATACAAAATATGGACAAGTATGAAGAACCGATGTACTAACCCTGTATCTGATTCTTTCCCTGACTATGGAGGAAGAGGTATAAGTGTCTGTCAGGTCTGGATGGAGGATTTTAAATCCTTTTATGAATGGTCGATCAAGGATGGCTGGAAGAAAGGACTTGAGATTGATAGAATAGATGTGAATGGTAACTACTCCCCTGATAATTGCAGGTACGTTAATACAATGATTAACGCACTTAACAGAAGACCAAAAGGTTCTCAGGAAAGTCTAGGTGTTGTTTATTATGAACACTTAACTGTGCGTAAATACAAACTGAAAATACGGATACAAGACAAGCCGTTGCACTTCGGATATTTCTACACGAAAGAAGAAGCTATCATGGCTAGACAAATCTTTATGGAATGTTTGTGTAACCGTTATGGTAAATCGCTAAGGGATGAAATATCTCAGCAACAAGAACGTTTTGACCATTTTGTCGAGACCATAAGAAAAATGACTTTGGAGAAAGCTAAGTGTCCTTCACTAATAATCCAGCAGGGAGTGCAACAGATCGTCTCAGAATTTCTTGCGGCGACACCGACACATCATTAGAGTTCCTAAGTGATGCAACATATCAATATTACTTGACAAAGAACAACGATAACGAAAAGCGCACAGCACGAGAACTGATGCCCATCATCCTATTCTCCCTCGCTAAGATGCGTCGTGAACGTGCTTATCAGTGTGAAGTGTATGGGGCTGACACATTCAACAACTACATGCAAGCACTGAAGCTGGCAATCAACAATCCAGCTATCTACGATATTGAGTTCACACCGTATGCTGGTGGGATTAGTCGTAGTGACATGCAAAATAATATGAATGACACTGATACACTTTCACCAAAGGTTTATCGTGGCGTTACGAATGATGACGGAAGTCCATCATATCTTGAAAAAGAAACTTGGGTTGAAACGGGTTCATATTCTGGCTTCTGATTAGGAGAAGGATATGTCCAAGAGTACAAAACTTGGTTATGAAGTGAAGACGGATTTCAAAGAGCTTGATGCTTTATGGAAGCGTCTGCAAGACCTTAACCAGAAAGAAATTGAATATGGGTTTCTTGAAGATATTCGCTACCCTGAAAGTAGTAGGCATCAAAACCTCACTGTTGCCGATGTGGCTTGGATGAACGAGAGTGGACATGTTACTAACGGTGTGGTAACACCCCCTCGTCCATTCTTCACTCAATCTATCGAGGAAGCTAAGGGTTATATCAAAAGCGTAGCACCTAAGATTTTCAGGCTTTCTTTTATAGGTAAAGTCGAGAAAGAGATGCTTAGTATTGGTAAAGACTTGGTTCAGTCAGTGAAGGACAAGATTGATAACAACAACTTCCCATTAAACACTGAACGTACACTGGCAATGAAAGCACCAGAAACTCGCGTACTGCATGAAACAGATTTAATGTACGACAGCATTACCGCAAGGATAGTTAATCGAGATGCCTACGGCAAACGAAAGAAGGAGGTGGATATTAAATGACAACTCCGTTGTTTTTATGCGTAGGGAAAAGCAATTACACATTTACCAGACGGGCTGGAAGCTACGTTAATGGTAGATGTCTTGATGGAACTGCTACAACATTTACAGTGGCATGTAATATCCAACATAATGTTCAAGGGAAGATGACTAAGCTGTTGCCGGAAGGGGACAGAAGTAAGTCCAGCATTGTAATCCTCACCAATGGTATTTCTCAATCCTTGCGTACAAGTCAGGAAGGGAGTGCATTGCTGAAGGGTGATGAAGTGACATGGAATGGAGATGTGTACGAAGTTAGGGAAGTGAACTTGTATAATCTTGGTGTCCTAGATCACTACATGGCATTAGCTGTTCGTAAGGAGAAAGCATAATGTCTAAGGTGACAAACAGCACATTCACTTCCATTGAAGATAGCATCTATACAGCATTTACAGCAACACTATCTGGTATTACAGCTTATCTGGATATGCAGAATGGTGTAGAGCCAGCTTCCCCATATTGCCATATATTTGTTGTCAGTGAAACACCTGTTGGAATGTCTACTGAAAGTGCAATCATCCACAATACAAATCGAACAACAACAATGTGTCAATCATATGAAGCATTAGTTCGGTTTGTGTTTGTTGGGAAGGATAAACAATCTGGTGGCAGTGATACGAATGCAGCTAATTATGCAGAAGATTTCTGTCAGAAGATGCGAAGCATTTATTATCGACAACTGTTTGCTGATAATGGAATGAGCGTTCTACGTGTTAGTGGAAATAAACGTTCACAACAAAAAAGAGAAACTGATTTCTATTCTGTTTCTACAGTGGATGTATCGCTGGCTTACGATAAACATTCCACAATAACGTTCCAATCCATTGATGATGGTGAGATTAATGGAACACTAACTGAAGCCAACAATGTAGACGGTACGTTGCCTGTAACATTTACTTATTAGGAGATAGATAGAACATGACTGTTCTTAATGATTTGATTAGCGTCACGATTAGTCGTGAAACTGCTACAGTGCAACGGGCATCTTTTGCAGTCCCTTGCTTTATTGCCGCCCATACAGCCTTCGCTGAACGTGCTAAAGAATACAACAGTGTTGCTGAAGTTGGTGCAGATTTCACCTCTACTAGCAATGTGTATAAGGCTGCTCAGAAGTATTTCGCTCAAGATCAAGGGTTGGATAAGATTGTAGTTGGTCGTCGCCATGTTCCTTTGGTTACGCTCACACCCACCGTTGTTAATGATGCTGTCTACTCTTTCACACTGGAAGGGGAAGCCATTAGCTTCACGGCTGATAGCTCTGCTACGGCTGCTGAGATTGTTACTGGCCTGAAGGCTGCTATTGTCTCTGCCGGTATCACCACTATCACTACTGGCGGAACCACCACCCTCACTATCGCCCCGTCCGTGTCTGGCACTGGCTATGAATTGAAGGGACTTAGCGCCAACCTGTCGGCTGCTAATGATGCTGCTGTTGAAGAATGGGCCGACACTATCACTGCTGTTCAGAATGTCAATGACACATGGTTCATGCTGTCTACTGAATCTCACGTTGATGCTGACGTTCTTGACATTGCTGCTGCTGTTGAAGTGCTGGAAAAGATGTATGTGTTCTCTAGCCAAGCTAGTGCTGTGAAGACTTCTTCTACGTCTGACATTTTCAGCCAAGTGAAGGCTCTGAACTACGATAATACGTTCTACATCTGGAATGCCTCTGCTGATACCAATTTCATTGAATGTGCTTGGGTTGGTTATTTTGGCCCACAACAGCCCGGTTCTACTCACTGGTGCTATAAGACGCTCTCTGGTATTACGGCTGACACTCTGTCATCGCCTGAAGCTAATTACATCAAGGGCAAGAACGGTTCCACCTATGAGTCTCAAATTGGTGGACGCGATGTTGTGGTTGGCGGAAAGGTTAGCGTCGGTGAGTGGATTGACAATATCGAAGGAAGCTATTGGTTGAAAGCCCGTATCCAAGAGGGTATTTGGTTCCAGCAGATTAACAGCAAGAAGATTAGCTACACCAGCAAAGGTACTGCTGTTATTGAAGCTGAAGTTCGCAGGGCAATTGCTGAAGGTATTCAAGTCGGTTTACTGGCTGATTCTCCTGCCCCGATTGTTTCTGTTCCGAACGTATTGAACATCTCTGCCGCTGTACGTGCTACTCGTGTATTGCCGGATGCTACGTTCACTGCCCGCTTTGCTGGAGCTATCATGTATATTGATGGCATCACCGGCACGATTACGGCTTAATAGGAGAATATAATAAATGGCTTCTACTCGTACTTCTACGTATTCTCCGTCTGATGTTAATGTGGTTATCTCTCAAGAATCTACCGGCCTGATTCATGTCATTGCCGGTTATGCTGAAGATAGTCACATTAATGTTGAACGTGACAGTGAAACCTATGAACACGTTACTGGTGTTGATAACATTGCTACTCGTGTCTACAAGGCTAACACCTCCGGTAAGGTTACTGTTTCCTTGGGTCAAGGTAGTGCTTCCAATGACATCCTCACCCTGCTGTACGCTAATGACCGCGCAAGCAAGAACAGCGATGGCTTGTTCAGCCTCACTGTTAAGGATGGCTCTGGTCGTTCTGTTGCCTTTGCTCAAGAAGCATACATCGGCGTTGTTCCTAACAGCCAATACGGTAACAGCTTGAACAACCGTGATTGGGTTTTCCATTGCACCCAGATGGAAGATATTATCGCTGGTAACTCTCTCATCTCTGCCGAAGATGTTGCTGCTATTCAACTGCTTGGTGGGACTGTTCCTACTGAATGGCAGGCTTGATAGCTTCTAGGGAATAATAATACAGGGCAAGGATGCCCTCTCTTTAATCAGGAGAACAAGAGTGTACACATATTCCCCTAGCGATGTTGGAATAACATTTGCTGGAATCAATATATCTGGTTTCAGTGCCGATAATGTTGTGCGTATCAATCGTGTTGACCCGCTTTATACAAGCAAAAGGGCGATGGATGGAACTGTATCCATAACACAACAACGATACAGCACATGGAAAGTGGATGTGTTTCTCGAACAATCCAGTGAAAGTAATGATTTCCTTTCTGGTGTTCAAAAGCTATTATTTAGTACAAACATCAGTGCAATGCAATATCTTCCCTTAATTGTCAAAGACAATAGTGGAACGACAATGTTCTTTGCTAAGGATGTATGGATTGAAACACTGCCTGAACTTGAGTTTGGACAATCACTTGCTACAAGACAATGGACATTCATGTGTAATGATGTGGAATGTTTAATCGGCGGGAATGCCGAAGATTTATCTGGTATTACAGAGGCTCTTGCAATTGCTTCAGCAATGCAATCAGCTTTTAATATCAGTCGTAATTATGTGGATGCTGCAATCAGGGTGATAAAATGACTTCAGTAGTTTATGACCCGTCACAGAATGAAGTGAGAATTGCTGGCTACGTCTTAACAGGCGTTACATCCATTAGAGTGAATCGTGGGACAGACTCTTTCAAGAACATTGATGGAATCGACCCTGTGTATTCTGCAAGAGTGAAACAATTCACTCGCCCCTTTCGCCTAACTGTCAAACTTCTGCAAACAAGCATTTCAAATGCTATCTTGCAAGACCTATACGCTTCGTCCGAAGTAAACGCCAACTCATTCTTTCGAGTTGAAGTTAGTGGTGCAAATGCCACCGACATGCAAAAACCAAATATATCATCAACAGGGTATATTATGTCTGCACCAGATTTGGTCAGGGATAATGACACAACAGAAACAGAATGGAGTTTTGTAGTTAATGCACTACAATTCACTGCTCTGACAGATTTGTTGTACTAACAATTTAACGAGGTAAATGAGAATGGCTCTTGAACAAGTAGATGTTCATCTGGGTGGCGTTGACTATAAGATTACACCTTTTGTTGCGACGAAAGGGTTGGTAATTGAGGTGAAGCTGGTGAAGTTGCTTGGCCCTGCATTCATGGAATTGCAGAAGGCTGCACAAGGCGATGGTAGCGAAGATGCTGTCCTTGGTGAAGCAATTAATGTGTTGATTGGACAAATGGATAAAGTGGACGTTGTTGCACTGATTAAAGAATTGGTGAGTAACGTTACTAAGGGGACAATGGCTATCAACTTCGATCAGGAGTTTGCACAGCGTTATGGTGTGCTGTTTGACTTGATTAAGGAAGTGTTGAAAGTTAATTTCTCTGATGTTTTTTCAAAGCTAGGTTTAGGCATCGGGGCTTAAACTCTAGCGAATCTGATATTGATTCAGGTACTAAACGTCTGTACAAAGAGATTGAAGAAAGGTTTACAGTTGATGTTCGCATTCTCAATCTCTTGTCTGCTGAAGAAGGATACTGTACGTATCACGAATTACAGACAGTGTACAGCGTTCCCGACTTCTATGACATGCTGGAAATGATGGATGTTAATGCTGCATTGAGAGATGATAGCAGGCGAAGAAGCCAAAAAGAACAAAAATAACGGGAGAATAAGGCATGGAACTGGCAAAGCTATTTGCTACTGTAGGTTTTAAAGTAGACAAGGAAGGGTTGACAGCGTTTCGTGCCGAGATTGCTGATTTAAAAGTACAACTGAAAGAGGCAGCAATACAAACAGGGAAGTTGAAGAATCAACTGACGGGGTTGACTGCACAATTCAAGGCATTCCAGAAGATTACGGACACCAAGGGTGTTACGAAGTGGATGGAAGGGATTGAGAAAAGTGTTGTACACCTCAACAACATGCAAGTTGCTGTTAGTGGGCAAGCTCAGAAGTCTGAGATGTGGGCTGATAGGTTCTCTGCTTCCATATTCAAACTTCATCAAGCTATCACTGGTAGAAAGAATGAAGTGGCTGAGTATGCACAAGCGATTATGTTGCTTGCTGCTAACTTTGAAAGACTGAAGGCTGCTACGGCGGGGATTGGTAGATTCAGACAGGTTCCGTCTAGTGCTATTAGCAACACTGGTGCTGGATATGGTGGGGCTAGGCAGGGGGCTGGTAGGAGAGGTGGAAGTGGCAATGGCTATGAATCTAATCAGTATGTAGGGTATTGGGGAAGGGCATCTGGTATTGCTAAGTCCCCAATGGCCGCTATGTTACGTCCCATGCTCCCTACTGGTATGGGGTTGTTCAATGCTGTTGCTGGTGGATATGCAATCAAAGAACTGATTGCCACTGGTCGTGAAATGATGGCTATGGAGAATATGCTTAAAGCTATCTCCGGGGATACAGCAACATTTAACAGCAATTTGAAATTTGTAAAAGAAACAGCAGATGAGCTTGGTATCTCCATCCTTGACATGGGTCAAAGCTATTCCAAAATGTTCATGTCTGGTAAAGACCATTTCGGAACTCAAGTTCTTCAAAAAAGCTTTAAGGGCGCTCAAAGCTATTTCCGCTTGTTGGGGATGAGTGCTGAAAAGATTAACCTTGCCAACAAAGCTATTGAACAAATGTTCAACAAGCAAAAGGTTAGTAGTGAAGAACTGAAGGGTCAGTTGGGTGAACACGCTGCCGGTGTGATGCAATACTTTGCACAAGCTGCTGGAACAGACGTACAGGGTCTGTTCAAGATGATGGAAAACGGGAAGGTTGGTACTGACGTTGTTGTTAAAGCAATGGAAGCGATGGGTAATTTTGCCCTATCTTCACCTGAGTTCCAAAAACAACTTAAAATGTCTGCTGCTGCACAAGAACGTTTCAACAACAAAATGCGAGAGTTTTCCAAAGTAATGATGGAAAGTGGCTTGGATGAATTGTTGACTGAGATGTTTGGTATACTGAACAAGATTGTCACCGTAATGACACCCTTATTCAAAGGATTGGTGTACGTTATTCAAGCAGTAAAGAAAGCAGTTAGCGCCCTATGGGACATGAAGGAAGTGTTGATTGTTCTTGGCCTTGGGTTAGTGGCAGCAAACCTTACAGCTATTGCAGCAGGTGTTCAATCTATCATAACAGTGATGCGTATCCTTGGGCCTTTGCTTGCAGGGGCTGCACTATCTGCCGGTGCATTATATGCAACACTTGCTGGTTTTGTATATGTATTTGCATCTATAGATGATTACATGAAGGGTGAGAGGAATTGGGTTTATGGGTTGCAGCTTATGCTAGAAATAGCTATGGCTAAGCTTGACCAGTTTCAATTGCGTGTACAAATCTGGTGGAAGCAGATGAAGGGGATGTGGGAAGGATTTCAGCTAGACCCGTCTAAGTTCATTAAAGATAATGCTTTCGATATGTGGTATAAAAACCAAGACCCGTTGACAAGGTGGATAGTTGACAAGGTGGGTGACATCAAGAGAGGGGGTATTACGTTCGGTGGTGATGCAGCATCACCCTACCCAACACCCCCCAACGTGCAGCAAAACCGATATGCACCTAATATGCTTCCCGATAGTCCACTTATTATTCACATTGACGCAAGTAAGGTGGCAGGCGCACAAAATGACCCTGAAAAGTTTGGTAAAGCTGTCGGTGGGGAAGTGGTGAGCGAATGGCAACGTGTAATGGGCGGGCTTGGTATTTACAAGTAAGCACAAGGGTAGGAGAACGATTATATGATTTATGTGCTAAAAACACAAAAGAACAATGATATTATCATGTTTGATACTATCACTTCGTTCTCCGAGTCTTATCAGGGGAGTGTAACATCCCACCCTGTTGAAGATGGAACCAAGATAAGTGACAACGTTGTAACTGAAAACGTAAGGATAAAGATTCAAGGGGTTGTAAGTGATTACAACTTCTGGAATCCTTTGAAAGACGCAGCTAATGCCTCTGTACCTCACTATAACATAGGTGATAGTAGGTTTAGTTCAATGGGGAACATTGATACTAATGGTCGTACAGTATTCTCAGATGAGCAAGTACCACAAGACTACACATCAAACAAAGATAATAGCTCTGTTAAGTCTGCGATGTTCACTGTCAGAGACAGGTTGATTCGCATTCAGCGAGAAAAAGAACTTATCACTGTCCTTGCTTACACATTAACTGGAAACGACAGCGAGATTACCCGGTATGAGAATTGTGTCATCACTGACTTGTCTTTCGATACTTCTCCTGATAGTGGGTATGCAATCTATCCAAACATCAGTATTGAACAAGTAACCACTGTCAAAGTAAAGACTCAATTTGCTAACGCACAACAAATAACAGAAGAAAAGGTTGCTAATCAAGCTAGTGGAGAAGATGGAAAAGGGAATAAGAAACCAGCTAAAGGCTCCGATTCTGCTGAAAAAGCAGCAGCTAAAAGAGATGATGCTTATACAAAAGTCGAGAGTCAACTCGAACTAGAGATGGAAAAGGCTAGGTGTCTTGAGCTTTGGAATAATATGCTAGCCTCTGGGCAAAAGTCTCCACCAATGTGCGCCATTCGTTTCAACCTTGTTGATAAAACTTCTGCACGCTCACTCTTTAATAATCCGGCGACACTATGACAACATTTGCGATTATACCTACATATGAGGGGACAGACTTCTCTTACTCAACTACCTTGGATAATAATGATGTTACCATCAGATTTATCTATAATACCAGAACCCTACACTATCACATAACCCTAACAACAAGAGATGGTAGTACGCTGCTTGAAGGGAGGAAGTTGATACATGATAATGCCATATCATCTTCGGAAATGTTTGAAGCGGGGATTACAGGTTATTTTAGGCTAATCCCTAAAAATGATCTTGTAATTGCAACTGAAGATACGTTGAGGAACCTTCCTAGTAATTACATCTTGGTCTACATTAGTTAAATAAAGAGGGTGAATATGCAAGTAGAAAATACTCAATGGGGTAGGGACTACCTGCTTACATTCAAAAACCCTGAGAATGGTGTCCTGACTTTCATTAAAGACCTCCGCATACAGTTTGATATCAGTTTATATGTAGACAATAGAACAAACACAAACAAAGGGAGTGTTTCAGTCTACAACCTAAAAGAAGAAACACTTTCCCTTATTAATACCCGCTTCGGGACACTTACACTTGATGCTGGATACGTTGGTAACATTAAGACAATCGTTACGGCAGATGTAATTAACATCAAGACAACTAAGCAGGGTGGGGATACGGTTACTATTTTTGAACTTGTTCCGGGATTTGTTAATACCGGGATTAAACGGGTAGGTGTAACATTCCCTGAAGATATATCTCTGAAGAGTGTTGTTGAGAGGGTTGCCTCTGAGTTACAGCTTTCTTTGTCAGATAAGTCCGTGGGCGATTGGACTAAAATTAAGTGTACATATGGATACACTGCAATGGGAACTGGTAAACAGGTGCTGGATGATCTTGCCAAAACTTATGCTATTGAATGGAACATTCAAAATACCACCTTGTCTATTAAAGATAGATATAGCACATCTGACTCTTACGAGAAGGCAATCATATTGAGTAAGGATAGTGGGCTGATTGACATTCCTTTTATGGACAGTGAGGAGATTAGTAAATCTGTTGGTCAAGCTCTTGACAAAGAAGATGAACTGTTTATTGAGCAAAAGAAACTCAAGCCAAAGAAGGACGGTACACAAGCACTCTCGAAGAAATTCACAGTCGTCAGGTGGGGAGTACGAGCTAAAGCGTTACTTAATCCAGAAGTGAAGCCTAACAGTCTATTCAAAGTAGTGACAGATAATAAGACATTCGACAACTATTATAGAGTGCGGACTGTTACGTTCCGAGGGGATAGTAGAGGAAGTGAATGGTATATGGAACTGTACGGTGATAGCGTTGAAGCAAATGAAATGAAGGGGTGAGAAATGGCAAGTGATATGACTATTGAAAGTGCCATGACAGCATTTCTTGAGTACCAGATGCGGAATATGTATACATCAATTCCAGCACAGGTTATTCAAGTACGAAGTGGTGAAGAATGTCGTGTAGATGTTAAGCCACTTATAAACATGGTATTTCCAAACTTTGAAGACATGGAGTGGGCTACAATTCCAAACGTCCCTGTTATGTATCCTGCTTCAAGGCAATCAGCATTCACCTTCCCTATTGAGGCGGGTGACTTTGTTTTGCTAGTATTCTCACAAAGCTGTATTGATGTATTCAAGGCTGGTGACGGGACAGCACAACCACCAAGCGACTATCGTACATTCAACATGAGAGATGCTGTAGCTATTCCCGGTATCTCTCCATTTGGTTTATCAATCAACAAACAAAGCAATCGCACCCTTCCCCATTCAACACAAGATGCTGTTATTGTCCATAACATTGGAACAGCTACTGAATGTGAAATACGAATGAAACCTACAGGGGAGGTGAAGATTACGTCCCCTATAAAGATTGAAGCTATTGCCCCTATTGTGAACGTTACAGCCTCAACATCCGCTGCTGTGTCTGCCCCAATATCGACTGTCACTTCTTTAGTGTCTGCTGCAATTACTGCACCAATAGTAACGATCAATGCCACTACAAGTGTCGCTGTGACAACACCATCCTTTACTTGGGCTGGTAATACTGTTGCTGTCGTCTAAGGAGAATCAATGAATGGATATTAAATTAGATGACAATGGTGACATCACTCTCACAAGTGGTGAAAGCTCTGTAACCAGTATTGGTGCTGAAGATTTAGCACAACGTATTCGTATCCGGTTGAATACATTCCAAGGGGAATGGTTTATGGATAATACGTTAGGTGTAGATTGGTGGAATAGGGTTTTTGGTAAGAATCGTAGTAAGGCTGCTGTAGATGCTTTGCTGCAAGAACAGATTCTTAAAGAACCAGATGCTTTACAAATCCTTTCTTATTCTTCATCCATTTCAACAGACAGAAAGTTCTCTTGTTCTTTTAAAGTGAGGACAGAGAATGGGGCTATTACAGCAACACAAACATTCAATATCGTCCCTGCGGCATAAAGGAGAACTAAATAATGGCTGGACTTTCTAGCACAGGCTTTTCAGTAAAACGCCTGAACGACATCATTGCGGAACTGAAGGCTAAAGCAGAAAGCGAGTTTGCTTCTCTTGTTGAGCCGGGGGATATTGTCAACACCAGCGATACATCTGTTCTTGGTCGTTATATCAAGCTGTTTGCCGCCCCTATTGCTGATTTGTGGGAAGCTGCACAAGATGTATATTCTGCCTATGACATTAATGAAGCTACAGGGAATGCCCTAGAGAATATCACCTTGACAGGTGGCGTTGCTAGGAAGAGTGCTACAGCATCAACAGCGGAGCTTGTATGTTATGGCGACTACGGTACGGTTATTCCCGTTGATAGTAATGTTCGTTCTTCTTCTACGGGTAAGGTGTTTAGTACTGCCAGTGAAATCACTCTGGATGAGGGGTTGTGTGTGGCTGTACAGATTGCACCAGCAGTTGTTGCTAATTCTACGGCTTACAGCTTTACCTATCAGATTTCTGGTATCAATGCTACTCCTGTTACTGTTTCTATCACTTCTGATTCTTCTGCTACTGAATCGGAGATTGTCAACGCTATAATCACTGAAGTTAATACCAACCATGATACATACTTGGTTGCTACACTTGTGGATAGTGAAGCACTGATTCAGGAAGTTAATCAAGGATACACTTGTACATTTGATGTCGGTACAGATTGGGACATCAGTAAAGTGAAGAAGAGTGTTAGTGCTACGTGTTCTGAAACTGGCCCTAACAGTCAAGCTGCTGACACAATCCAAAGTATTCAATCCCCTGTTATTGGCTGGAATACAGTTACCAACCCTTCTGCTGCTGTTGAAGGGACTAACATTGAAACAGATAGTGAATTGCGTACACGGTATGCTTTGGCTAAGTTC